AAAGCGCAATCACCCGAATGGGTTGAAAAGCGAATTGCAAAAAGATTAGCGACAATAGCCGCTAAAAAACTTCAAATCAAAGAGGAACTATCATGAGTAATGTGCTCAACAATTTAGCTAGTGACATTTACAAAGCGGCAGATGTAGTAGGTCGTGAATTAGTTGGTTTTATCCCTTCATCTACCATCAATGGTGATGCAACAATCCGCGCTGCAAAAGGCGACACAATCCGTGCGGCATTCACTCGCACACCAAGCGTTAACACTTCATTTGCACCTTCAATGACAATTCCTGAAGGTACAGATCAAACCGTTGACAACAAAACAATGACGCTTGATTCTTATGCGTCTGTTCAGATTCCTTGGACTGGTGAAGATATTAAACACGTCAACAATGGTGCAGGTTATGAAACCATTTATGGCGATCAAATTGCCCAAGCAATCCGCGCATTGTGCAACAAAATCGAGCAAGATTTATTCTCAGCGGCTTACAAAGGCGCATCACGCGCTGTTGGTTCAGCAGGCACTACACCATTCGCGTCTAACTTCGACACTATCGCGCAAGTGCGTCAAATCTTAGTTGATAACGGCTGCCCTACTGATAACCAAATCAGCTTAGTGATGAACACAGCGGCAGGCGTAAAATTACGCAACCTTGCAACACTTCAACAAGTTAACACTGCAGGCAATGAAGCATTATTGCGTCAAGGTACATTGCTTGATTTGCAAGGCATCATGATTAAAGAATCGGCTGGTATTACTACGCACACAAAAGGCGGTGGTACTTCTTACGTTACTTCTGGCTCAACTGCTGTTGGTGTTACTGACATTGCATTGGTGACAGGCACAGGCACAGTATTAGCGGGTGACGTTGTAACATTTGCGGCAGATACCGTTAACAAATATGTTGTTGGAACAGGCGTTACTGCTGCTGGCACTATTTCATTAAATGCACCAGGCGCACAAAAAGTCATTGCTACAGCTAACGCTTTAACAGTTGGCGATTCTTACACGCCAAGCGTTGCGTTTCACAAATCAGCCGTTGAGTTAGGTATGCGCCCACCTGCAATGCCTAATGGCGGTGATTCTGCCGTTGACGTGATGACAGTACAAGACCCAACAAGCGGTTTAGTATTTGAAATTGCAGTTTATAAAGGTTACATGAAAACTATGCTTGAAGTACGTTGCTTATATGGCGTAAAAGTATGGAAACCAAACCACGTTGCTACGTTGCTAGGTTAATTTTTTCAGGGGGTTCGCGTTCGTTCCTGTTCGCGTTCCCCCGCCTTTATTTATGGCGGACTTATGAAGCATTACGTTTGCAAAATAGCAACAAAACCAACTACGGTCACAGCGGGTACGGTTTATCAGGCGTTTGTTAATACCGATGAAACGTCACTGCGTATCACCAAAATGCACATTCAGCTAGATAGCGCAGACGCGGGCGGCCATGGTAATTCAGTTTATGCGTTTGCTCGCATTAAAGGCACACCAACGAGCGGCACAACGTTAACCGTAACAAAGTACGACAATCAAAACGAGCCTAGCAAAATGCTATGCTTACGCAATCAAGCGGGTTTAGATATGACAGGCGTGACGCAAGAGCCTTATTTTTTGGAACGCTCAGTTATTTCTAAATTTACTGGAAATGCGTCAACTATTGAGTTTGACAATAATGGCGAAGGTTTTATATTGGCAAAAAATGAAGGTTTAATTATTTTTGCTGATAACGCAGTTGTTTCTGGCAGCGGAATTTACGGCATGATTGAATGGATGGAGGACTAAATGGCGTTATTTTTAGAAGATGTTAGGCAGGGCGACGATTATAGTGTTGAGTTAATTGTAAAAAATGCTAGTGGTGGCGTTCAAAATATCACTGGTTATAAATTTTGGTTAACGTTTATGTCATCGCTTGATTTAACATACGAACAAGCTGAATTAAAATACATTAAAGAAGCTGGCGATGATGAAAATGACGATGTAGCAAATGGAATATGTTATATTTATATACCAGCATCAACTACTCAAAATATTCCACTTGGCTCATATTATTATGCTTTGCAACAAAAAGCTGGCGTTACGGGTGGAGTTGCAACAGTATTACCACCAATTGAATCATACAAAGATAAAATTAAAGTATTAGCTGGCATTAAGAGGCCCGCAACATGAGCGTAACAATTACATTAGAAAATAATATAATTGAAGTTAATCCAGTAACACGAAATATTGTTCAAGCGTTACCGGCTGGATTAAAAAGTAATGATGGAGATTATTTTAATACTGCAAATTTGTTTTCAGAATTAAATAATTCAACAAAAAAAACACAGGCTCGACAAAATTTAGAGCTGCAATATATTGACTGCGGAGAATTTAACTAATGCCAAGAATACAGATAAAACGTGGATTAAAAGCTAACTTACCAACAAGTTCAATGCTTGCTGGTGAGCAACACTTTTCAACAGATAGAGGTACGCTTCATATTGCAACAGCGGCAACAACATCAATGCCAGTTGTTCCACCTATTGACGATCTTACTACATTAGCAAGTGTTGACGGAACATCAGATTTATTATTGATTCATGACGCAAGCGCAACAGGCGTAAAAGAAAAAAAGATTACTTTTGACGCATTTAAAACCGCGTTAAATATTCCAACTGGTTCAGGCGATGAAAAAGTTGCTGTCGTTTCTGGCGGTACTGCCGGTTATATTTTTGGAACAGATGGTACTGATGGTGTAATAAGATTAAACACATCATTATCATGGACAAAAGATTCAGGTAACGGATTTGTTACTATTGCAGTCAATACGGTTGATTGTGGTACGTTCTAATGCCAAAAATTTTAAATAAACGAGGCACACGAACAGAAATAGATTCAGCAGCAACAGCTAATGGATTAAATGCTGGTGAAGTTTATTTAATTACTGATGAAGATAGAATTGCAATTGGAACATCAACAAACACTTACGAATCTTATGCAAAAGAAAGTGAAGCAGGTGGCGGAACTGGTGGGACAACAATTTTAATAGATATTTCTATTGTTGACGGTGAATTGATTGCTGATTATTTAGCTCAATTATCCCCAGCAATTGTTGATGGCGAATTTATAGTGACTATTTTATGACACAGGTTAATTTAGGTAGAATTGTTGTTGTTCCAAAAGGAAATTGGACGGCTGGAACATATAAAGCATTGGATTTGGTTAGATATAACGGGGCTAGTTACATTGCAAAATCTACAACCACTGCAACGCCAACAAATACAACATATTGGGATTTAATTAATTCAGACGGTGCTACTGGAGCAACAGGCGCAACAGGTGCAACAGGAGCTACTGGAGCAGCAGGTACAAATGGAACAAATGGCACAAATGGTACAAACGGGGCAGGTGTTACTCCGCAAACTATTGGTTTTACAGCTTCTGGTGGAACAACATCAAAAACTTTAACTGTTGCAGAAGATGTCAATACAGCAGATTTAGCGCGAAAAGTTGGTGATGATTCTGCTTTAACTCGTCAAATGTTTCAGGATACTGGCTGGAAATATTTTAGTAGCGGCACAACAGCGGCTTTAAATTATACTAACGGTTCACAGCAACGCTGGGCGCCAACGGCTTCAAGTAGTCCTACACTAACAATTACAAACTGGCCTCCATCGGGTAACTTAGGTGAGCTTCTTATTGAAGGGGTTAACTTAGGCGCAGCAGGTACAATCACATGGCCGACTATTAACTGGATTACGTCTACGGGCGCAACGACAACCACATTTTCTTCTAACGGTGTGACTTTGCAAACGTCTGGTACAGACTGGTGCTTACTTTGGACTCGCGATGCGGGTACAACCATTTATGGGAAGTTTGTGCGATGAGTATGTTATCTAGATTTGCTACGCTTGGAGGATTACCTCCAGACCCTTATTTCAGTTCAGTATCATTACTGTTAAATGGTGATACTCTTACCGATTTGAGTAGTAGTCCTAAGACTATTACAGCTCATGGTAATACTCAGATTAGTACTGGTACTAAGAAGTTTGGTACAGGTGCATTGTACTTCGATGGTAATGGGGATTGCTTATATTCTCCTTCTAACTCTGGTTTTTATCTAAATCCAGCAGATTATTTTACAATTGAAATGTGGATAAATCCAACACTTATAGCTGGGACAACACCTAGACTTATTGACATCGGTGTTGAAGCAGCCGCGGATTTTTTAGTTTTAGATTTTGTAGTAAGTTCTAATCTATTAAGATTTGGGACACAAACAGCAACAGGTGCTGCAATTTCCACATGGGCCATTTCATATACTGGAATACCTGCAACAAATACATGGACGCATATTGCAATCTCTTGCGCTGGAACAGGGACCAATCAAGTTAAATTGTTTATAAACGGAACGCTTTCAGCAAGCGGAACTATAAGTTCTATGGGAAGTAATTGCTCAATATGGATTGGAGGTATCACATGGGTAAGTGCTACACAGTATAGTTATACAGGTTACATCGACGACCTTCGCATAACCAAAGGTATAGCCCGTTACACAACATCATTCACACCACCAACAGCCGCATTTCCAACTTCATAAGGTAGCACCATGAAAATAGCCATAATTGAAAATAACCAAATCCTATCTCATGGTGAGCATACAGAGGTGTTCCCTAACGTATCATTTCCACTAGAAGGTCTTGACTTAATGTGGGCGCAAGAGCGCAATGCGTATCAGATACAGTCTGGTAAAGCGCATTCATCAACAGAAAAACTAACCTCAGTTGAGCCATATATTGAGAATGGTGTAGTGTTTGATGTGATTGTTGAAGCTAAAACACAAGATGAGTTAGGTGCTGAGAAAACACAAAAAGCCAATGAAGTACGCTATAAACGCAACGCTTTACTTACACAATCAGATTGGACACAATTAGCTGATGCACCAGTTGATAATTTAGCATGGGCGGTTTATAGACAATCACTGCGTGACATTACCTTGCAAGCAGGGTTTCCTTTTGACGTTATTTTTCCGGTGATTCCATGACAATTATTGTTGAAGATGGAACAGGACTGGCAAATGCTGAAAGCTATGTTTCAGTATCTGATGCAAATGCTTATCATACAAAACAAGGCAATGACGCATGGACTGATATTGATACGTCAGTAAAAGAACAATTATTGCGCAAAGCCACAGATTATATGGTGGCTCAATATCGTTTGCAATATGCGGGTTATCGCAGATACTCAACACAGTCGCTTGATTGGCCGCGCTTATACGTTCCATTAATTGATTCATTATCGGCAAATGTTTTTCCGCAATATGTAGATTTTGACATTGTGCCAACTACTGTAAAAAATGCGTGTGCTGAATTAGCATTAAAATCTTATACAGCCATTTTAATGCAGGATTTAACACAAGGCGTTATTCGTGAAAAAGTAGACGTTATTGAGGTGGAATATGATAAATATTCACCACAGCAAACACGCTATGCTCAAATTGATGCAATGTTATCTGTGTTTTTTAAACAACAAGGCAATGATATGTCGAGATCATTGGTGAGAACATGACACTTGATGCTCGCGCTCGCTCCACAGCAGATAAATTGCTTGATAAGTTTGGCAAATCAATTACATTAACGTCAATTGTTGAAGGTACTTATGACCCAACAACAGGGGAGTTATCGGGCGGAACAACAACATCCACTAATCATACTGCTGTTATCAAAGATTATAACGGGATTGATTTTATTAGTGGTGTAGTGCAAGCAGGCGATAGAAAGGTAATGATCGCGGCATTAGGTGCACCAACTCCACAGCCAGCCGATAAAGTAACCGTTGATAGTGAAGTTTATCAAGTGGTGGCGGTTCGTCATATATGGTCGGGTGAATTACCCGCGCTTTATGAAATGCAGGTGAGAAAATGACGGGGTCTATGTCGCAAATTGTGGCGCGTGTTAATGGGCGCATTGATGATCAAATAAGAATGGCAACGCTTGGCGTATTTATTGGAATTAGAAAAGATACACCAGTTGATACTGGACGGGCTCGCAATAATTGGCAATGCACAATTGGGGCGCCTTTTGTTGGTGAAGATGCAAACGGGTCGGATGAGAAAATACAAAGAACTATTCCACGCAGAGCTGGAAGTGTTGTGTATTTAACCAATAACGTGCAATACATTCAGCCATTAGAATATGGACACAGCACAAAATCACCCAATGGCATGGTTAGAGTAAACGTTGCACGTTTTGAGGGGTTATTAAATGGCACTAGTTGAGATCCGCACAGCATTAGAAACAAAACTCAATGCGCTAACGCCTACGATTGCAACAGCATGGGAAAACGTACCTTTTACGCCCGTCGTTGGCACAGCATATCAGCAAGTTAATTTAATGATTGCAGATACATTAAACCCAACATTAGGCGGCAATCATTATCGCGTAAAAGGTTTTATGCAGGTAATGTTATGTTATCCAGCTAACGTAGGCGCAAAAACAGCAGCAACCCGCGTCGATTTATTGGTTAATCATTTTAAACGCGGTACAAGTTTAACAAACGGCAGTGTAACTGTTATTATTGACAAGACACCATCAATTGCACCGGCATTGATTGACGGGGTGCTTTATAAAATTC